GTGGTGGAGCATAGGAGGGTTGAAAAGGGCGTTTTTTGTTGATTTTAGGCAGATAGAGCAATTTGAATAATCGCATAACAAAGCGATTTTTGACGATTCTCGTTTTTGCATGGAGGAGTCCAAAATATCAAAGTTGGAAAAAATCGTGTACCAATCGTGTACAGGGCTACTTAATTTTGTTAAGAATTTCTACCGCCTTCTCTTCTTCTTTTGGATATAAGTGGGAATATGTGTTCCATGTCATTTCTATTTTGGAGTGGCCCAGCCTTCGGGCGATCTCCTGAATGTTGATGCCACTGTTCGCAAGTAACGAAACATGGGAGTGCCGGAAGTCGTGAATTCGTATTTTTTTCACTCCGGCCATCTGCGCGAACCTCTTGTTGTGGTTTTCTATGGACGTGTCGCGTAGGCATTTCGTGCCGCCGCACACCTTGAACGATGAATTAAAGCCATCATACTTCCTCCAACGCTTCTTGTGTTCGTTCAGAATAAGCATAAGGGGTTTCGGAATTTGCAGGGTGCGAACGGATGCAGTATTTTTAGGAGGCGTTTCCCGGTCTTCGCCCTTAAGCTTCTGTGTGACACTCCGCCTGACCGACAAATAACCTTTGCTGATATCCTTCCATTGCAATCCATGTATTTCGCCCTTCCTGAGCCCCGTATAAAAGGCTATGGCAAAAAATACATAGTAGTCCCATTCGTAGAGAAAACCGCGTTTCTCGGCCTCCTGTGCGTTCTGGCAGGCAATAGAAATAAACTTCTTAAATTCTTCCGCAGTATAGAAGTCCATTTCTTTTTTAATTTCACCGGAGCTTTTAAAATTACCGATTCTTACCAATGGATTCTTTGGAATGTGCTCCATTTTGACCGCGTAGTTAAGGAGTGTGCGAAACACGGAAAATGCCGCCTGCTTGGTATGCAGGGAAATATCCTTATTTTCCATGTTTAATTTCCACTGTGCTAAAAGCCTCGTATCTAATTTTTCCAGCTTAATATGTTCAAGTTCTGGCATAATGTGGTATTCCATGATGCGCTTGAATTTATCCAGCGTCGATTCTCTGATCTCGTTTTTTCGCACTTCGCAATACTCGTCAAAGAGCTCACGCAGCGTGATGCGCTTTGCAGGTGCTTCATGGCGTATCTCCTGCAAAAGCTTCAATTCAAGAATTTTCGCTTCATCAGAGCCGTAAGTAACCCGATCTACCTGTCGGGCCTTTCCGAGAGCGTCTATGAAGTTGATCCGCACACGGTATTTTTGCTTCCCGTCGCGCCGTCCGTTCATTTTATAGATTGGCATTACTTTCTCCTGCGGCGCTTCCATTCGTCCCTCTTGTGTTGGCAGCGCAGAGGTTTTTAAATTTGACAATTACATATTTTTAGGTATAATATAATTAAGTTAACTCGTGAAGGAATAAAGCTGGGTTCCCGAATGGGAGTAGGCGTAAGCCGAGAATCCTTTGCTCCTGGGGTTAGCTTTTTTTTATATTTTCTATTATATCCTCTGGGTCTTTTTGCAATTCAGCAATAATAAAATCAATAGCCGCCATTGAGTAACTATACGTCGGTGGATTGTTAATTTTATGGGTATAGCAAAATTTTGGATTGGCCTTTATCCCGTAATATTTTACAAACAAATTAAAATGATACCTGTTAAAAACATGAGGAAAATTTATTCCTAGTGTTTTCACTCTCCTATTGATTAACTCTATACATTTTCTCGCTGTGTACTTATGTGTATCGTTCGGGTCTTTCAATTCCTTAACAATTTTAACTTTTGCAGTAGAGTTGTTATCGATCCCAACGATAGAGGTAGCCTTTGCTTTGTCTTTGGTGATGTAATGCTCATGAATGATTCGGATCGCAAAAGCGCTGTTATTATTTTCGATCAATGGCTTTAGATTATTATTAGTATCAATAAGCTTTGTGGCAATTTCCTCTGGATATTTTGCTTTTATTTCGGACTCCTTAAACGCTTTCATGCCAACCGTAAGAGTGAGAAAATTTTGAGGAATGATCTCGGTCATATCGATCCCATGAAACTCTTGCATTTTTTCAGTGAAATTAAATACGCACGACTGAAAAAGTGGAATATATACCATTTCATATTCTTCCGTGATAAAGTGCGTACTCGTGTTTCTTAGTTCGATTATTTTTTCCAGATTTAATCGCAGAGGAGCCTTTTTATTGGTGAATATTGACGCAATACAGTTTTCTAGCGTAATAGTGCGTTCTGGATTGTCTTTATAGTAAACGCTTTTTTCTCCGAACTTTTTTATCATGTGAGACTTTAACATCAATTCCCAAGCATTACAAATAAACAAACTAAATCCTTCAACGCGATATCGGATAGTCGGCTTGTTGTATAATTCTATTGCTACTAAAAAGGCCTCTGTTGATTTTGCTAACAATCTTTCTTCCAACTTTTTCACTTGTTTTTCGCTCCATTCATTACTTCACAACCCTTATCAATCGCCTAACTTCACCAACTCATGTTGGCAGCATGGAGGGACGTTTAATCGTTGCTTTTATCCGCATTTAGATTCAAAGTACGAATGGGCTTGCTCTTCAAAGTCGTCAAGAGATGAGAATTGTTTATCTGCAATATTGGTAAGTCGTCTACGATCTATTTTTTGCAATGAAGGCGAGTCTATATCTTCATATATTATAAGGCTTTCAAATGGTATTTTCTCATTTCGGAACATCATGCAGCACGAAATTGCGTCGCGGGCTTTAAGAGAATCTTTAACCCCAAACAAAAATATAGGCTTTTTTTCGGGTATATCAAATTTGCAGTCCGTTGAATAATCTTGGATCGGTGAAAAATGCGGCGTTGGGTTATATTTCCCCAGAGAGCTATCTATGTAGTCAAACAGATAATCATAAAAAAGTGATTTTATGGTCTCGTTTTTGAGGATAGACATATTGCTTACCTTTGATATAATCTGATAATATTGCATTAGTGATTGATACAAATTATCGCTGGTAGTATCTATATATATATTCCCATCGTCGATTTGTCCAAGATTTCTAGTCACGATGGATTCAAATACATCGTTTTTTTTGGCTGTGTCAACATCGAACTGATAGGATAGGTGCATAAGCGTGAGGCCGTAATCACAGATGCGGAACGGCTTTTCTGCGTTGTCTGTTTTTTCAATAAAAACATCATACATATCGCCGTCTTCATGAAATATGGGAAGAAAAACTTGATCCACCCCTGTTTTTTTGGGCTGGAACTCAATCGAATTATTGAGCTGTGCTTTCAAAATTGCTTTGTAATCCATCTTGCACCTCTAAGTTTCTAACTCCCCAAACCAACTTATTTGAGTAGACAAATCAAACATATCTCCGTAATTAATAATATTGCATTCGCGGAAAAAATACAATAGCGCAGAATCAAAATCAACGTAGTGCGGCACAACGTCTTTGTCGGGATTCGGGTTGAGAAAGTTTCCCGCGTTAGCCTCTTCCGCAGTCATAATATGAATATGCGGTTTTTGGTGGTGTTCTATATGGCTATTGTTGCCGCGCGTACCTCCGTGCATGCTGTTTGCTCTAAAAAGTATGATTCTTGGAACGTTTTGTATGCAATTAATGCCCATTAGTAAAGCAGTATAGTGATCTCCAAACTCAATGTGCTGATGAAATTGAATTTCAAAATTCAGGGTTCCGTCCTGCGATTGTGCATATAATTTTTTGCGTTTTTGGAAACTCTGAATTTTATATGTACGCGGGAATGGCCTCACTATTACTTTTGGGCATTTTATTAGATGTTTAATTAGCATTGGCGTTATTGCCATTGTACCCATTGCGCCTTCCTCCTTAAAATTTGGCTCTTAACTCTATAACTTTACCTAAGACCTCAACAGGCAAATCTTCGATTTCCTGCATAGTATAGAACATCGGCATATATGCGGCGTTGCTGGAAACCAGCGAGATTCCATTTGCGTGTTTAATAATCTTTTTTACAGTCGCACAATCGCCGTTTACAAGCACCACCGCAATTTCTCCGCTTTCAATATCAGGCTGCCTACGGACAATAACAACATCGCCTTCTGAAAATTTTGGTTCCATGCTATCGCCTTTAATTTGCAATGCAAAGAACTCTCCTGTTTCCGCAAGCTCCGGTTCTATTTCTTCATAATCGAGGATATCCTCAATGGCTTCTATGGGTATGCCTGCCTGTACGCGGCCAAGAACGGGTATTTTAACGCCTTTTGATATTTGCGGGTCGTTGCCAAGCAAATAATCGGTAGACACCCCCAATGTACGAGAAAGAATCCCGAGCATTTCGTTGCTTGGTTGGCTCTTGTTTGTTTCCCACATGGCCAGTGTGCTCCGGGACGTACCAATTAGTTCTGCTAATTTATCTTGTGTATACCCCTTTTGCTTGCGAGCCACCCGTAATCTATCCATAATATAGCCTCCTTTTTAAAAAGTATATGTCAATTCATTTGACGTTTCAATAAAAAATAAAAAATATTTGTCAAATATATTGACATACAGGGGAGGCCATGATATTATAATGTCAAGAAAAACGACAATGAGGTGAAGGGATGTCAATAATAAAGACATTAAGAGAAAAACAGGGCTTAACGCAGGAGCGGTTAGGCGAAATAATTAATGAGAAAAGAACAACGATCTCCATGTGGGAGACTGCGGGGACTTTGCCCCATGCGTCTAAGCTGCCACTCCTTGCCAAAACCCTGCATTGCACAGTAGACGAATTGCTCGCAGATCAAGAAATGAAATATAAGCGAGAAAGCTAAATTGCGTAAGAAAGGAGAAAGGAAATATGGAAACAAAGGACTTAAAAGAAACGCTCGAAGGGCAGTTTGAGCTACTCCGCGAGCGTTCAGAGATTTCCAATGATTTGTCGGAAATCGCGCTTGCAACAGAAAAAATGATAGAAATTGCACGATTCATTTCCGAATTATGGGAATAGTTATTTGTCCTCAAGCTCGGACAGGGTCTTGTGAACTGCATCGATTATCGCACAGAGGTCTTTGCCCTGAATCGGGGCGCGTGTACCGGATGACATCCATGCGTCGACGTAGGCGCAAACGATGTCGACGGTTAATTCTTTATCGGTAGTCTTATCCACTGCAACCACCTCCCTTCTACCCAAATATTATCACAGGATAGTGGGAAGGACAAGAAAGGAGCAAGACAATGAAAAAGCGACGACCGTTTAACACAGAAACAGCACTACGAATCTATTATACCTATCCGAATGAAATAGGCAACGCGCAGCTTAAAGAACTGTTTGATGTAGCGGCCAATTCAACGGTAGCGATCATTAAAAAAGAAATACGAAAGCTGATGGACGAAAAGGAAATAAAAGTCTGGAATGCACAAAATGTAGACACGAAAATAGCTTACGAGTATGCCGGGATAGATATTGATGCAGTCGAGAAAAGCTATACAAAAATCAAAAAACTAGGATTGGAGGTACCGGGAGCATGAAAATCGAACCAGTAACCCCGTTCCAAAGAGCATATGACAAAAGCAGAAAATTGAAAACCGACCTTTTGGCCTATGCGAACCGGGCACACAAGCCAAAACCCATACCAAAATTGGGAATTGTCAAAGGGAGGGTTGGAAGGTGAGTTATTCCAAAGTATGTGACGGTTGCGAAAATCATCGCAACCTCGACCCCGGCGAAAAGCCGTGCAAAGAAAAATCCGCTGTCAGACGGGAATCTACACAAGCGGATAATCCGAGAAATAAATCTCTTGCCTACAGTATGAGGGCAGACGGAGGAAAAGTCAATGAGTAGAACAATCGCTGGATATAAAGGAACGGACGCAGGCGGAAAGTGCAGAGGTTTTCAATACGAGAGCGGCAAGGAGTACGAAACAGGGGAAGCGGTCTGCTGTGAATCAGGATTTCACTTCTGCGAAGAACCGTTTGACGTTTTCGGATATTACCCGCCATCGGATAGCCGATATTACGAAGTGGAGGGGGGCGGCGATACAGATAAGGACGGCAATGACAGCAAGGTCGCCTGTTCCAAAATCAAAATAGGCGCAGAGATCGGATTGTCCGGAATTATCAAAGCGGGTGTGAGTTTCATTCTTGAATGCGCGAAAAAAGATACAAAAGTCGAATCCAACACAGGCTACCGGAGCGCCGCCACCAACACAGGCGACCAGAGCGCCGCC